TCCGTCCCATGTAATTCTTCTTCTACTCCATTAACAACTTTCCAGAATTTTACATCAACTTTGACAGTTCCCGAACGAGTAGTGCTACCCGTACGTTCAATAAAATAATGAATGCCAGAGATCTCAAATTCAAGTTTGCATTTAAAGCTGGATTTTTGAACATTTAAAACATGGGAACCTTTATAACAACGAGAAGTTTTATCGAATAAACAAAATATTAACGTATCAAGTATAGATGAATTGTGAGATACTATACCATTAGAATAATATTGCGCAACCTCATCTACTTGAATATCATATAAATCCTTTCTATATTTTTCTTTAACTACACTACTAATACCAGAAATGCCATCGTTTGTCTGAATTTTGTCTCCGACTTTAATATTTTTTGTTTTTATGAATTTATTACCATCATTTCTTATAAGATGATCTGGAGAACATGATAATCTTTTTTTATTATTGGTTATTATAGAATAGACATTTGAGTTTTTTGCTGTAATATCACATGCTGTTACATGTTTATATCCATATGGAGTATTAACTTTTATATCTAAATCTCCATACTTTCGAAATAGATTATAAATATTCTTTATTGTAACTGATTTTTTCATATTATACTTTTCCTATACACATCCATCCCTTAAACTTAGGTCTTATTCCCCGACATAATTCTGATATATGACCATAACTCAAATGAAATCGATCACATAAATCTTTTTGATATGTTTTTATTTCTCCAATTATATTATGATGGAATTTATAGTATCCACAAAAGAATGAATTTTTATCTCCTACTAATTTTCCTTTATTTGACTCTGATATTTTTTGTTTTGTGTTTTCTAAACAAATTCGTCCTATATTAGATTTTTTGATTTTCTCCTTGGTTTCTATTGAATGATGGGTTCCCGTGCGATTGTGTCCATAAATATTAATATGTTTTAATGCCGATATTCTCATTTTCTTTTTTATAACATCGGATAATGGCCCATGTTTTATTCCAATGTGAGATTCTCTAAGTTTTTCTATAGTTTCCGCTCTTCGTTTAATTCCAAAATTTGTTCCACATATTGGAGCAATATTATATTCTGGATTAATTTTATTCTTATAATATTGTTCTAATATTATACAATTGTAGTTATTACAGGTTTCTAATATTAAAAATCTAAAATTTATTTTATCATACTTATTCCACGCCCGCTGGAAAATAATAGAATGATGTTTATTTTTATGCAAATCATTAATATGACGCTTTATTCTTTTGTATAAATTGGTTGTTGACCCAATATAAGATTTATTATTGATATTATTTACTATTTGATATACTCCTACTTTTATAGTATTTTTCCATTCGTTTTCGGTTAATTTTATCCCTGTGTCGGTAATAATATTCCAAATTCCGTTTTCGTTGAGCAACAATAAGTTCTTCATATGTATAATATTTTTTATATCTTCCCATAACATTTCCTTCTTTAATAAATATAATCATCCAACAAAAAACATCCAACAAATATTTTATTTTAACTCCTCGGGTAAAAATCCTAATTTTTTTATTATTTCATCTTTATCATATTCTATGTCTATTTCAGTATTTTTATCTACACATTTTCCGGATGCGTTTGGACCAAATATTCCATATACTCCGTTCATATTAGTAAAATCTATAACATTATCTTCACCAAATTTAAATGTATTTGACCATTCCATTTTTATAGGTTTCCATTTCAAATTACGAGGAAACTCGTCTCGTTTGATGAGAAGATTGGTATTCTTGTTAATGGTTAGAATATCATCCAATTTCTGTTGGTCTGTGATTTGTAATTTTTTCGTGATGAATTCCGTAATGAGACGACTTTGATAGTCAACATTTGTCAGATCCGTCAGAACAATATCCTTGCATAAAGGAATGATGTCTTTCTCATCTCGTTCTTGGTCCATCCTAACATAAGTAATTTCAACTACATTTGTCTTTTGTTTGATGTCTGCAATGACCAATTTTACTTCGGAAGCAATACTCTCGAAACACTTGACACGGAGGCGGACTTGCTTCGGCAATGAAGTCAAATCGGTAGTCAATTTTCCCTTTTGTACCTCAATAGTGAAATAACCAAAATTATTGAGAACTTCGCAATGAGTATAAGTTCTTAAAGTTAAATCCCACAGGCTATATCCGTGACCTTTAAGAGATTCTCCATGATTTTGCATGATAAGTGATCCGGGATAATGTATATCTCCCAATAATGCCATATCATGATAATCAAATAACGGAGGCATGATTGCGGGGTTACTGATAGAGTACCCATTTTCTAATGATGCCTGATCTACTGTCCCATGAAATAATGCAATTGTATGCTCATATTGATTTCGATAGATGGCAGGAATATCTTTACCAAACATGTATTTATCCGGGTCATCAAATATACTCATGTTATTGAATAGTATATTTCCCATTCCATATAATCCGGATGATTTGAGATAAAATAGGGTTGGGTGGTTTATTGCTTCTATGATAGGACTCAAACTATCCAATCTGTTTTTATTTGAAAGTATGGCATCGTGTTGTCCGGCTACGATAACAGTAGGACACATATTAGCACATTTGGTAAGAAAATAGGATAATAACTCTATACATTCTGGTTGCAAATCTATTTTTGAATGCAATAAATCTCCTACTATAACAATACACGTTTCTTCTTTCGGAAGCATTTCAATGTCTTTAAACAAGCGATTAAATACTTCTCGATACTCATCGTGTCTCTTATTAAGACGAATGTGTACGTCAGCCAAGTGTACTATTTTAGAATATTTTTTATTTGCCGGCAATATTTTCATAAATGTGTTTTATAACGCTTTCTTCATCGAACTCATTTTCCTTTATACGAAGAAGCTTACATTTTAAGTAAGATTTTATTTCTTCTTCTCTTCTTTTGTCTTTTTCTCGCAAATTTCCATCTATATTATAGTGAGAGTTTTCATCCCATTCAATTACTATGTTTAAATTCGGTTCATAATAATCTACAAAATATCCCAACTCTGTAGATTATTTTCTACATTTTATCATAATTCAAAATCAAAAGTTCCTTACCTTTCTTGCCAGATTTTTCGGGTTCTTTTCCATCTTCATATTTCATTTTTATATCTGCTTTTTCTACATCCGCTCGCTTAGCCGCTTTCATAGTATAGGTCAAATCCCACTTAATCTGACGATATTTTGGATCTGAAAACCACTTTTCTATATCGTCATCTTGATTATAGGTAATCATCCATTTATGATTACAATTCTTGATTGTATCAGAAAATTCTTGATGGTTAAAGTATTCGTGCAACTCCCCATTATTGCCATACAAACTATGTGGAATCTTGTACGGAGGATCCAAAAACACAAACACCCCATCACCTTCGGGTTTCAGAAGCTCCCGATAATCCAGGTTTGTAATACGAACTTCTTTTACACTATGCATCAATTCACTGGTTTTATGAAGGTTGGCAATACAAGTATCCGTAAAGTTTTGGTCAAACGCCAGCGGAGCATAAGAACCAATCATTGCCATACCAGAATAAGACAACTTGTTAAGGATATACCACAGACAGGCAGTTTGAAATTCATCTTTGGACTCATTTATAAGCTTGCGACAGATTTCATGTAATACCCTTCCTTTCTCAGCACTTTGAGATGGAATCTTCTTTCCATCTACTATATTCCCAACCACGTCATTTGCTATAACAAATTCTGCCTTCTTAATGGACAAAAATTTCTGCATACCTTGGGGATTCTCGTAGAGTAATTTCCAGAAACAATAAACCGGAAAGCATAAATCGTTAATCCAATACACAGCATCTTTCTTGTATTGCATAAGGTATAAACCCACTGAACCACCACCGAAAAATGGCTCCCGGTACTCTAAAAAATCCTTGACAAAATATTTATCCAAGTACTTCAGCGCATTAGATTTCCCACCCGGGGTTCGGACGCACGTTAACTTTGTTTTGAATTTATCTACCATTGGTCAATAGGGGTATTATCCTCGATTTTTATCACTTCGTCAATTAATTTTGGCATAAATCCTCCTTGAACATCTCTTACAAATGTATCTAATTTTAGTTGAGTTAATGGCAGTATGTCTTGAGCAGGAACATTTTCAGTTGGCGAAATCACATACTTAAAATAATTCACCGGGACTTTTGATAAAATCCATCCTCCATCGGTATGTCTGAAATGACTGGCGATTTTGTGGTACTCCACTACACCACACACTAGAAATGGAATATATTGCATCACTAGCAAACAATCGAATTGTGGACGTTGGTGGTTATCACTGGATTGTCCAGACCTAGTATTTGACATTTGGAGATTGTCTTTGATATAATTTGTACGTGACTTTTTGCTTGCCTCTTGATGAAACAAATTGTTGGCCATCTTATCCGAAATCGTATAATCTACGCCTGGAATAATCAAGTCATAAGATTTTTCCTCTTCACACTCAAATCCAAATCTCTCCATAGAATGATCAACATGCCGAGGAATTATAAATCTATCTTCATTCTTCGACCCCAATGTATTTTTGAAATACTGTGCCAAGGAAAGAATTGCGATTAGAGTAGAACGCTTAGAAGAAATCATATCAAATGTTTTACGAGTTGCATCTTCATATCGCTTTACATTCTCTTCCGTATCTTCCGACACTGGAATAGCAATGGTTTTTGACCTAAGTATCCTGACAGTAACGCCACCATCATTTTTCCATACATTTACTCCTTTAACGAGGACACCAGCCATTAACGACCCAGCAATACTCAATTCATCATAATTATCCATCGGATAACATCGAACATCGCGTTTTAGATGAAAATGAGTATCATCGCCAGTTGTTTCTGTATAAGGAGAAATCTCATTTTCATAAACTTTTTGAATATTAGGCAATCCAAAAAAAGCTTTTTTTGGATTTTCACATCTAATTCCCTCAGACCCAGGAAATATGTGAAAACATTTTCCAACTTCATCATGAAATCCTCTGGCATATATTCCATCGCGTTCGTAAAATAAATTCGGTTCCAATTGCATAGTTTAAAGTCCTAAAGCGTGTCTAAGAAGGTCATCTTCTGTAAATTGTTGGGACTCACGAATAAGCCCATGTACTTTTTCAAATCCTAATACAGATGGATCTTTGCCATCCAGATGAACGAGATAAACATCAATCCCCAACTTCATCATCATCTTACAGTTATTGATTGAATCATCTATTGCGTCATTATCCAGTACCATATTCACCCGTTTGGTTCCGTGAATAAGCATAGACTCACGAAGTTTTCTTGAAGGATACTTACCAAATAATGGTACGGCATTATTACGAATAGCAATCGCATCGAAAACACCTTCCACAAGGCTTATAGGTTCGTTGTAATTGATAAACGACTCAAATCCTATTACATTTTCCAATGATATGTTTGCCTTCTTATATGGAATTAATCCATCAGTTTCATAATACCTTCTACCAATAAAAAAATTCAATTTTCCATCTATATCATATGATGGAACTATGATCCGGTGTTCATATTCTCCATCCTCACAAAATCCAATATTATAACGAAATATATCTTCTAAAATAATATTCCGCCTTTTCAAATAACACATTGCATTTTTATATTCGGGAGTGTTCGTTGGTTTTGATAATGGTAAAAATTCACTTGGCAACGAAATGTTTTCGGATATTGACGTATTTGCCGGTGTTCGTCGTAATTTTATATCTTTTATTAGCGGGAACAATCTAGTTCGATATGTCGGTGGGGAATTTGAAAACTTCAATAAATCATATAAATTCCCACTATTAGAACAAGTCCAGCAATTAAAAGCGCCAAAAAATTTGCTAGATTCATCAATACAAACTTCAAGTTTTCTTTTAACGTGGTGACATTGAGGACAAAAATAGACTAACTCATTTCCCCCCTTTCTTTTTCGGGAAATTTGATTCAATGCTTCATCAAGAAGCGTTACAAGCTGATATTTCTCTAACACAAACAAATACTACCACGAATTATGAAAAAATCAACATTTTATATGTTGAATTCGTTCCAGTTTTATTTCTCGAAGAACTTCCCCCATCCTAATCATTTCATCATAGGTAAATTTATTGCTTTTAATTCGGTTACAATTAGTACAACATACGACACAATTTTCTTTAATATATCCTATGTTATTATCCATTCTATCCAAATAATATGCCATTTTTCCATCTTTACCCGTATGTGCTTTCCATTTTATGACTTCATCACAATAATGACAATTTGTAATTTTAGTTAAAGTTACGAAATCATCATAGGTCAACGTACATGCTCGGTTGGCGTCCTTAGCATTATATTTTAATACGTTAAATAACCATTCAAATGGTTTCTTGGATACTTGTTCTTTATGATAACACCCACAGCTTTTTGATAATCCTTCTCTTAAATTATACCCATCTACCACATCCTCTTTTCCACAACTACATTTACATAACCAGTTAGCACATCCATTTTTAGCCTGCCCATTTATTCTTTTTAATACAGTCCACCGATTAAACGTTTTTCCGGTTATATCGATGTAATTGCCTGGTTTATAACAATTTTGACATAAAGTATTATTTCTAATAGAAGCATAATATCCGGCAGATGATTCGAATATCATTTCGTTTCCACAAACACTACATATCTTCACCCATTTCTTTTGAATTCCATCGATGTCACTATTTCGTTGTTTGATTTCTTTCTTATGTGTGTTATAATAAATGCGTTGGGCAATACGCCTTTGTCTATGATTTTCATCATCTATAACCATTCGTTTAACCTTTTTTCCGCCAATACCTATCCATTCGCTTTCGCAATATTTCTTCTCGATGCCGCTGATAATAGAGTTTGTCGTCTCTTCGCTTTGCTTCTCGTTGTTTATTAATGCTATCATATTTTTTCTTTCTTCCCATAATCGCGGCCTTCTTATAAGTATAATCCACGGAACAAAAAACACGGAATACTTTACATATGATATTTGATTATGAAGCAGAATACAACTTATTTTAACTATGACTCACATTCCACTTGTTCATTTAATCTTGAAATTAACATTGGAAGTGAAATTTCATACCACTCATGCCGAATAGATAACGCAAAAGGATTTATCATTTCCTTAATTTTTCTTTCGGCCACATATGCAGTTGGATGAAATACATAATGCTCGATTTTATAATTTCTATGTGGCGATGATGTTTGATAATTATTTATTCTACTCGAAACATTTTTTGTTACACCAACTTTGTAGAACCCGGGGAAATTACAATTACTAACAATATATAAAAATCCAGATTTATTATTAATTTTTTTATTTTGTTTCATATTTTATTTTTTATTTCTTATTCTAATATTACACACCTGATTCCAATATTCATCCGAGAAAATTGCATTTCGATCTATAATCTCCTTGGTTTCAAAATAAGCAAGCAATAGTTTTGATTTGTGAAAATGAAGTATTTCAAATTTAAAATTTTCCTTTCCATTTTTAATAATATATTCGTTAAGTTCCGGACTGCTTCCCGTATATTCTCTCCATAAACTTTCTTTTATTCCTCTTCGTTTATTAATACGTCCTTTTAATGGTTTTTTACATGTTTTATTTATTAAAAGCTTTTTACCTATATATTTTTTATTATCCGAAACCCTGATAATACAATAAACAAACCCAATACTATTCCCCGGTATTTCTACCATATTATCTGGTAATTTCCAATGCCCAAAATCAGTACTCATATACCATATGTACAATAAAAAACCCGCAAACGCGGGTTTGAAAATTATTTATACCGTCGATTTGAGAAACCTTTGATATAACGAGACAATTGTTTGGAGAAACTGCCTTGAGCATCTTTCATTTGAGAATCGCCGGGAGAAACTTTAACTTCGAATCCATTTGGAGATTGAAATTCTTGACTTTGGTTACTTGTCGCATTAATTATTGTACCAGCTGCTGGCGACGAACTGGGGGATTTTAATACAGATTTAACATCAAACGTTCCACCCACACGTTGCGTAATATAGCGTTGGTCAAGCGTCTTCGTTAATGATTGTCTTTCGATAGGAGTGGGCATAATATATATTCCTTTATAATAAATATAGATTAACAAATGGAATGTTCTATAATTTTAGGAGATTTATCCATACCACTCTCAAACTTCTTCCAATCCGTTTCCCATATATACTTAATCACATATCCATTTGTTAAAAATCCATTTTTACTACAAAATTGATAGGAAGTTCCGGAGTTATCTTAATTGGATTGCCTAATTTAGATACGCATACGAGGTCTAATCCACTGTAAAGTCCTATGGTTGTTACCATAGGTGCCAAATATGACCCGGTTTTATCAAAAGTTACAGACGTTTCATAGGACAAGAACGCCGGCTCAATCAAAGGATTTGCTGTTCTCTGAGAGATGAAATTCATATAATCCATGACATCACTGAATAATTTGCGTTGGCACGCCGGGGTAATATAAGATGCATAATTTTCTTGTGTCAGGCGATTTGTGAAATATTTCCACATAATATTCATATCACGAATATCAATCCTGTTGTCCTCATTTAAATCGAGAAGGATTTGCATCCAAGTATCTGTCGTTTCCCACTTTACAATACTCTCACTTGTACGAGTATCGGTGCCAGAATAACTATAATTTTGCTGATACCAATTCAATAAACTTATTTCATCGTCCGTTTTTACGAGTGAAGAACTCCAATCAGTTGTGACAGGAACCCCTAAAATTGATGTATTTTTATATTGCATGTACCTCAATATAATATCAAGGTCTTGGAAATCAAACTTACCATTCTTATTAACATCCAAGGAGGAAGAATGAACATTGATGGCAGTTGGATTTGTACTAACATTAAATTCGCCTGGACTAACAGAACACACAATTTGTTTCTCGAAGATAGTATGTTGTCCTTTGAATTCTAAATCATATTCATAAGTACTGGTATTAACGGGATTGAAACACAATCCATCGAAAATAGAACCAGATGTCATCAGAATAATTTTTCCATTGCGATAGAAAACATTTCCTACATGAAATTCATCACGGAGATTTTTCAGATTGTAAATATATGCCTTCCCGGCGACATCATCCAAGACAATATTATTACTTTGAGTAGTAAAGATGTTTATCTTACGATTGGCATCACTTAAATACAACGGAGCGCCAACGACCATTGATCTATCGGCGATTGCTACATCAAACCCATAAGCCCTGTAAGGACTTAAATATTTCTTCTTTTTCTGATAAACATTAGTGATCTCCCAATCTCCCGATGAAGTATTTTTCTGAATAAGGATAGATTGTCCGTTGAGAGTGTTATCCAGAGTGGCTGGGCATTGATGTAATTGTTCAATCGTCGATCCAACGTAACACGATGTTAGTGAAAATACATCGGTCTTGGGAATTCCAGCTAAAGCATTGTTTCCAAATATATCTACTGAGAATCCCATTCTATTGCTTTTCAAAGTTTCTGGAGTACCATAAGTTTTTAGAACCTGTCTAAATAATACATTTGGAGGAGTTATATAAGGAGGATTAATACATTGTTCGAAAATGTACACGGAACCTTGCTCATATAATGATGAACCACTATATTCATAAAATATTCGATCGAGATATTCTCCAATAATTACCACATTATCATACATGGACACCGCAGTACCAAATCCATTCCCGGCATTTGTAGTACATTGATATGGCATGTAATTTGCAAATGTCATTGATTGAACCGTATTATCTGGCAAAAATGTGAATGTTCGAATCCACGACCCACTAACCAATTCATAAAAGTATGCTTTGTTATTATAAGGATTGCCACATCCAATAATCAATCTGTCGTAAGATGAAGAACACTTATTTAATTTTAATGTGGAACCAAACTCAGCGGCTGAAACAACGTCCGAAGGTGGATTTATTTTTTGATATAATGACCATGTACATTGACTTTCTGTAGATTCGTTTCTGTAAACATAAACCATTCCTTGAGAACCACTGACTTGAGGAGACCCCACAACCAGCCAATCTCTATTGATGGTTACACTCATTCCAAACGAACCAGAAACTCCATCCGCTAGCTCTAAATCCGGATCATTCAATCTTCCAATCAAAATGCTTCCCGTCGGATTAAAATACGCATATTCAGTAAGCCCCAAATCGTACACCAGAACCATTGACCCGGAGAGAGGAAACATGCTTGCACTTGTTTCTACAAGTTCCGTATAATAGGGGCATCCTACTACGAGATATTTATTATACATGTCCAATGACAATCCAAACCCATCATCAACTGATGCAGTATATAAATCTTTATCAATGCATAATCCATGGCTATGGGGGAGAGACGCTGTATATTCTGTGTACAATCCCGAGCTAGCAAATTCGGCGGACAAGATCACTTCCATCTCGATCCATGGACGAATCAAAGTCCCAATGTAATCATGTTCGTCTGTATTCTTATTATAACGAAAATAATCCACCGAACCTGTAAAGAAAAGGCTTGATGAATCAAAATTAAAGCGGGTTATAGGAGGATTTGCAACCGTGACGTAATCGCCATAAGTTGCAGCCGAATACCCATAATTTTCATTTTTTATATCGACGAACATAGTTTTCTAACCTATACATACTAATCATGAAGCATTTTACTTTATGATGGATCAATATATTCTGGACAATCATAACTTGATGTTCCGGGTGCAATGAGATTACCAAGATGCCGTATTTCTTGAACTTTCGAGAACAAATTCTCTCCCGCGATCAAATTCCCCAATTTATCGTCATAAATTTCAACATTATCATCAAAGGTATTATCATAAAATTGAATACTCCCCTCGGACATTTTATCCCCAAACATCCTTCGGGGAATGGTAAACATTCTAAAATTATCCGCCAAAAATCTATTTGTTTTATTGAGAGGAAAGTCAATATTTTCCATACCAAATATTTTAAATGGATTGTAATACTGGTTGTAAAAGGCTCTCCTTATTTGAGTATAAAGAAGACATTTATATGTTCCTGTACAATTCTGAACATCGGTGGAAGGATCGAAAACTCCACTTCCACTGATTCCTTCTTCATAAATAGCTTCGTCTTGATTCTGTTGTTCCAGGCTTATGTCACAAGTACGATTCAAATCCGGATTCGTATCCACTTGATAATTAACAAATTCACTCGCAATTTCATATCCGCCATCTTCCGATAAAATCAAAGAATCATTGTCCGCGTCACTTATATTAAATAATTCCCATGCCTTTATTGTTGTAAATGGCGACATCGCAATATCAGACTTTTTTAGCTGTTTAATCATTACGAAAGAATTCTCCCCCAATTCCATCTAAAAAACATGGCTAAAGTTTGTGTATTTGTCTTTGATTGTGTTTGTTCGAATGCTATACAAAATGCTTGACCAGTACCATATGAATAAATGCTACCAAGTTCAAAACCCACTCCAACAGAAGCAATAGATGATGTACTCAGTTGATTAACAGTAAATGTATAGTGCTTATAACATTCGTAACTTCCAGTAACATATGGGATCTTAAGAACCGCCGCCGTTGTCACTCCGGCATCTCTTACTACCCAACTACCCATGGGTGCTGGTGAGCCGGATGTAAGCGATCCCCACATGTAACAGTTTCCTCCTACCCCGGCAGGCTCTAAAATTCTATTGGCAGTACCTAATAAAGTACCATCCGAATTAATTTGTGATAACGTATGACCATCAAGTCGCTGAATACATTGAATTGCATTTGTATTGGTTGCCGGCGCAGCAGGCCAACCACTAATTGGAACATTAATAACTCTGACAGATGATGTAGGAGAGAAATTTACAAACAGATTATATATCAATCTCAATCTTTGTTCATTAACAACAGAAACGGTTTGGGGCAATAGAATTCTCGAAAAAATATTCGGAATTGCCGAACGCACTCCCCAACCAACGCCAACTTCGGAATAATCTCTTGTAAAACTTTCGCTTCCAAAGTCATATGTTCTAAGATGAGTTACTAAACCGCTACTGGTATTAAAAGTTGTTCCACAACCTCCGTTGAGATAGGATGATGTTGCTATTGTCGATCCGGCACGTCTAACTTCCTGTTCTAATCCAGTTTGAGAAGTTTTCCAAATAGTAAAAGATTGAGTGTCGGCGGTGATAGTATTCGGAATAATCGATGCAGACAAATCTGAAACTACAGTTCCCGGTACTGATCCAGTTACAGTAACTTCCGTGCCATCGTTAAATTTAACTACATCACCAACACCAAGAGATCCGCTCCAGCCACCGTAAATAGATGAACTAAAATCCTGGATACCGCTTCCTATTGGATAAAGATAAAGTACACCGCCCACAGCAGATCCAGAAGATTCACTACTTGTAATACTATTGATTCTCGTTCCGGTGCCAGCAATAGCATATGACGTTATATTGTTTAAATCAGTCCCATAAATAGCATCCATTCCCAGGTTAAGAATTAAATTCTTTTCCCAATCTGGTTGCCTCCAAACTTCTTCGCCAGAAGCAGCATCTACAATGGCTACCTTATAAAAACCTCTGAAGGTCATTCCAAATGGTTGTACTGTATGATTCATATTTTTAAGTAGAAAGTGTTCTTCCCCAAGTCCATTTATAGGTCATAGTTAAAGTTTGTGAACTATATTTGGATTGAGTTTGATTAAATAGCATGGCAAATGCTTGCCCAAGTGCATTATATGGAAGAGTCGCCGATGGATTATTTGCTCCAAATCCAAATGAAGCAAGATTAGTATAATTCATTTGACCCAAGGCAAATGTGGCATTTTTATAAACAATGTAGCTACCTGCCGTATAAGAATCTGCGGTAGAAGATGCAATGTCAGCTGTACCAAGAGCATTTCTGTTAACCGGAGTACTGTCTAGACTTACCAAAGATTGTGAATTTGTTGACGCGAAAAATGAACAATTATTACCAATCGCCGGTGGTTCCAATGATGCATATGTTGTAGTTGCAACACCAGATGTATTTATAGATGAAACCCGCGTCATTAGCTGAATAGATTGCGACATATTTGTATTTGTGGCCGGAGCAACTGGCCATCCGCTAATTGTAGCATTGATGACCCCACTTGCGGATTCGGGCGTAAAAACTACATCCAATTGATAAATCAATCGCAATCGTTGATCAACATCTATTGAAAGAGTTTGAGGTAATAAAATTCTTGAGAACGTTGACTTAATTGGAGCATCATCCGTATCCCAAGCGACGCCTACTTCGGTATATGTTTTCTGGACACTTTCCGTTGAAAAATCATATGTTCTTAAATATTGAACTACATTATTAACTGCGGATGACCCACAATTACCTGTGCCGACTAAATAGGACGACCCGGCTATACCTGCACCACCACGTTTTACTTCGGTTTGAAGGGTGGTTTGGGATGTTTTCCAAATAGCGAATGATTGAGTAGCAATTGTAGCAGTTGGGGTAACAGTAGCCGTTGATGCCCCAATACTGCCAACCACATTGATTTCTGTGCCGTCGTAGAATCTAATCACGTCCCCGACTGCCAATACACCGCCAACCCAACCTCCGTATGTGGTTGAATTTAAGTCTTGTATGCCCGTCGCCCCCGTGGTGAGTCCGAAAACTCCACCTATCACAGAACCACTGGAATCTCCACTGGCTACATTATTAAACCGTGTGCCGGTCCCTGCCACACCATAAGTTGTTACGTTGGCCAAATAATCAGACGCAAGTCTGTCCATACCCTGGTTCAAGATAAGATTCTTGCCCCAATTCTCTTGTTTCCAAATCTCTTGGCCTGAAATACCATCTACAACAGCTACTTTGTAGATACCTTGTAATCCCATTCTGAATGAGTCGGTTGTTTCTTTTTTCATAATTTTGCTTTCACTTACGGCGTTGTTATTGTACCTGTATAAAATCCTATGTTCGTGCTCATTGCCTCTGTCTGTGTAGGAGTAGCAACAGCAACATTGGCAATAGAGCCAGTGTAATATCCTATAAATATTGAGGCACTATCACTTCCACTTGTTGGTGTAACGGTATTAGATATTGAACCACTATAGAATAAGATGTTCACAGAAGCAGTATCATTGCTTCCACTAAACGTTGTTATTTGATCAAATATTGAACCACTATAGAACAAAATGTTCATGGAAGATGTATCTTCCGCACTTGCCGATTGAACTGTATTAAATACTACACCGCTATAGAACCCATTGTTTATTTGAGCGGAATCGGTCACTATGAAATGATCTATAGAACCATACAAGTATCCAACATTCATTCCCAAAGTATCCATTACACCGCTACTTGACAAACTAGCCGAGTAAAATCCGAGGTCAATAGATGCGGTATCACTTAATGTTGGGCCTCTACAACTACCAGTATAAAATCCAATATTTACTGGTGCGGTGTCGTTTACCGAAGCAGTAGAGAAATCAGTATATTTACAGTTGCCAGCATAAAACCCTACAGTAATGAAGGTTGACTCTGTTTTTGAAACCGTAATATTTGTACCGTCAAAAACCGGGCAATCATAACTTGCAGACCCAGATATAATTAAATTCCTCATCAATCTAACCTCTTGGACTTTTGAGAATAAGTTTACTCCAGCTATAAGATTTTGGTATCCATCATCATAGATAGAGACATTATCATCCAAATTGTTGTCGTAAAATTTTACACTTGATGGAACAATCTTTTCCCCGAAAACATTCCTGGGGATTGAGAACATACGAAAATAACCGGAGAGATTTCGGAGAGTTTTACTAATGGGGAAATCAACATATTCAACGCCGAAGATTTGGAAAGGGTTCTTATAAGTATTATAAAATGAAGTCCTTATTTGATTGTGGACTAATCGTTTATAAGTACCGTCGGTGTTTTTCTCATCAAGAGCAGAATCGAATGCTCCCGAACCCGTCTTACCTTCTTCATAAAAAAGAATATCTGCGGGTTCCTGTTCAAGCGTAACATTACAATGACGGTTTAGAAGAGGTCCGTCACCATTCCAATCTACGAATTCAAGAGCAACCTGTTCATTTGACCCCGATGGTTCCAATAAAATCGTTTCATCACTTTGAATATTATATAAATCCCACGACTTAGCCGCAACGAACGGCGTCGTCAAGAAATTTTGGTGATTTATGTGCTTGATCATTCATTCAAAATAAAATTAGAGAATCATTATCCGCGTCACTTATATTAAATAATTCCCATGCCTTTTCAGCCACAAAAGTTGTTGTTAATAAATTTGAGCGATGTATGTGTTTAATCATATCTTCACCAATATTTGTTTCGACTATAACTTGTTGATAATCAACAAGTTAAAAATCAAGTCGCACCTTGCATAAAATTTCCTGGTCAAAGCTTTTTACAGCCGGCCTACTCAATTTCGCTACGGCTACTAATTCGTTCGAATCATTATATAATCCAATAGTCGTAATATATGTCTTTGGATCATTGATAAAATCTATATTATAAATTGTTCCCTTCGGGTGCGTTCCGTCCGTTCCATCGTACACATATGTTGGGTTATTACTGTAATTAAAATCGCGGTTCATTACTCTGATAAAGTAATGTCTTGCGGGGACATATTCACTTTTACGAGTTTTAATTGTTCTTCCAATAGATTCTCCACAAAGCCACATAGACATAAATAATGTTCTATGGTTGTAGGTATAAGGAACAGTACTTTCTAACCCAGGATTATATGGCCATGTACCATCTGTTCCCGGTCCATTAGTTGATGGAACAACTCCTATTGGATAGTTAAGTCCAACCTTCGCAGCCAGCAATCCGGCATTCAAAATTACAACCCCGTTTGATGGATAAAACAATCCCAATCCTTCATAGCTAGCAGTTGCTGGCAGAGTATCTAATCCATTTGGAGAATGGACAAGTTGGTAAACTGCTTGGGTTTGAGTACTAAACGGGGAATCATCAATAAGAGTTAATTGACCATTAGAACCACTAAAATTCAACTCCAAAAGTCCCTCATCAATTCGATCCTTCATTTTATAGGCAGAAAAATCAATTACCCAAATATCATTGGAAGCCGTAGTAGTCGTACCATATTTCATGGTAAACATTCCATCCAAATCACTTGTTCCAATGAGAAGATTTTTGTATTGAGCATAAATAGCCTTAGTTGGGGATGCTTGAATACTTGCCGTTTCTATACTGAAAGATCCACTGCCTACATTTCCAGCAATATTACCATATGAAATGGAAAAATATGGGTCGGAATTATTTTTAAATGGTTCCGCTGGATATACGTTCGTATAATACATCGTTCGGCGTACATCATAAGGAGATGTGCCATACGATGGAGATGTAGCTGCTGAACTTGTTAATGACCAGAAATCATCTACAAAGAGACTTTGACTCCAGTTGGTTAATCCATTTGGCCAGAAGCCACTGGCAACCCGAGTAGTTCTTCCGGCTACAACATCTTGGTTAGGATCAAATTGTTTAAATATCATAAATTGCTATTAAGTTGTTGGTGCTGTGATTGTTACCTCTATGCTAATACTTCCTCCAGACTCATTTCCGATTATGATTAAGTTAGTTGTAGTCGTTTTACCCAAACTACTATTAGGAACAAATCGAAAACTATTTCCAACAACTACTTGAGCACTTGTAGTATTAATATCGCCAGCGAAGGTTGGAACAGTGTTAGATACTGTGTTAATGGCGTTGGTTTGCTGAACAATGAGAGTACCTACATTTTTATTTCCAAGAATAGCTGTGTACCCGGCCTGGAGGTTATATGCTGGATTCGTAGAAGGATTGATAATAATATCTCCTGTATAATCTCTTGTCACCAAAATCTTATCTTGGGCAATGCTGATAACGGGAATGGCAGTAATACCTTGATTCAAGGTTACAAGTTTGTACTTCATGGTCTGAGTTTCATCAGTCAATGGCTCAAAAACAGGAGTATTACGCAACGCTATATCATAGAAGGCACTTCCATTGGGATGGTTCGGCTTGTAAAGAGTGTAGTCTATTTCATCATCTGCCAGCGCAAATGATGTAATGTTCAAATTTCCGTTTTTTGCGAGAAGTTCACGACCTTTTTTGGTCAGAACTGCGTCTGCGGTCAGGCTTTGGTTATCGATAAATGCCATATATTATTTTGCTCCTGTTCGTTTTAATAAATCACTCTTATTTTTTCGTCGGTATCTATATTCCACAACCATCTGGATTTGAGTTCTCGCCCGAGTTCCTGTAATGCTTTCATCTGTGCGATTGTTATTGGAATATTAATATTCGTACCATATTCCACATCTTCTCCGTCTGACCCCGAACATATAATATTCCAAGTTCTACAAGTTTTAATATTGCTTGATCTCCATGCAAATTCCAACCATGTTGGCTAGAATAATCCTCGGCGGCATCTCTATGAGAATATCCATCTCCAACATCAGTACCATCTCTATCTATCCACGTAGCAACCGATCCTTCCAATAAAATATCTTTGAGTTTGATCATATTTTATAAAAAGGTATTCCTCTATAAATATAAACGAGCAATCCTTTTTAGTGATTAATTACGTTATCTGTTTGCACCAAATTGAGGTTTCCAACCCATGTCGTCTGAACTGGTGAACTTCCATCTTCCAATCCATTCAAACCTACCGTGCTAAATATTGTTTGACGATTCCTGACATAAAACGAATCATAGATTGTGGTTTTATTTCCATATGTCTTTACACTGTACAATGAAAATAAATCTCGTTTGTGTGTAAAATGATTTCTTGGGTATCCATTAACAATTTCAAAATACGTTCCATCATCCCGGATTATTGGTGTTTTCATGAATTTCATGTAATCTGCTCCCGCCCCGGACGGGGTAACAAAATTGTCACCATAAGCAGAACGACCCGGCTCAATCTTATTCAATTCATCACTAGCCTTCTCATTATATCTCCATACATAATTATTTGTTATCGCATCCGGACTATTTTTAAAAGTATAAATTCTATGTTTCCATTGATTAAACGAAACATAGTTATAAGCTGCTAGGTTGCCTGGATCTCCGTCCAAATTTGGGGTGTTATCTATCGTAGATGCAGTGTAAACATTGTCATAAAAGAATTTGTCACTTACGACGACGTAATCATAGAGATAGATAGAATTCGTTTGATACAAATTTTCATTCAATGGATTATTTTCCCGAATGTACGTTCCCCGAGTTGGAGTGTTGGTTCTGAGGCTGCCTGCTGTATTCGATTTTCCATCCCATCCATATGATCCACTTTTGGAATAAACTGTACGAACGTATGATCCACTTTTGGCGTAAATAGTATATTTCTTCCATCGTTTAAGCAAAAACGTAGAACTACCCGAAATTGGGTGTTGTTGCTCGACCATATTAAAAAAGATTTCTCCGTTCATAAATTAAGTAAGATTGTGGACAATTCTTCGTTAGTAAGAATACCCCCAGCGAAGCTACCTTGTTCATAAACGTCGGGGTAATCTCCGATATAATTTCCGCCGTAATTAACTGGATAATCCCTCGTCGGAAGACTCAAATAAGTTACTTCGATAGAGGACGATGATTGGAGGTCAAATGAAGAAGTTATTCTTACCAAAGATGATGTTGGGTCTTTAAAGTAATGAGACGCCGTAATATCAAAATATGCAACAGAACCAGTATTGGCTTCAATAAATATTTCTTTAGATTGATATTTCGGACGTTCCAAGATAGTGGGTTCGATTAACACACCTACTAAAGTATTTGCTCTTGCCGGAACTACATTCTTTATTGCCTCGAATACAGAGCGATTAAAATACAACTTATAAAGAATACAAAGTTCATTAAACAATGTTTTACTTCCACTGAGAGGCGCGTGAGAATCGGCATATTCTTTTCTAAGAGTTTTCAGAGAGGAATAACTTTCCGAGAACTGGTTGCTTGGGTCTCCAATAGAGCCCATAAGGTCGAAGTTACCCAAATAACGAATTATATCCCTATTCTTGAAGTCCTGTGGGTCAATAAAAAATCCTACTTGATTGGAATCGGGCGCGGTTGTACTTATAGGAACATATGTTGACCTATCCTTGTCGTCAAATCTGGCTTCAATTGATTGTGATACGTGGCGAATTTTTTCATTGCGGAATTTGTTAGGCCCGTATTTGGAAACCCCCCAAGTACTTGGATAATCAATAACTCGAAATTGATATGGATAAGAAGATTCGGAAACATATCCAGTACAAGACCCCGGCGATTCTACCAACTTTTGTGAACCACTCCAGGCCCCCCAGTTAACCATGTAATCCACATTGGCACCCATTCCATATAATGCCACTAATTTCTCATTGGAACCTGTGGCATAAAATGGATTGCCGTTTCTCCATATACCAATCCAGTTATCATTTTCAACACCAAGTAAATCGACTCCCGAACCCGATGGATATTGACGCTGGTCGAATGGATAATCCGTATGCATACGGAATGCCAATGATTCGTGAGGATTTGATCCGCTGAAAGCATATGAACTTATATTGTTGACATAATCTTCGAAATCCACATTCGATAAAGTACTCAACCAAACCTGGAATTTATCAAAACAACCAGTGAAACCCTGACCATTCCAATAAGAAAACCAGCCGCCAATGTTTGCTCGGCCACCATCGCCAAATTCGATATTAGAATCTACGTCATAGTTTATTTTACTCGATGTCAGACAAAGAATCTGGGTTCCTCCCTCATTTCGCTGGACATAAATATCATAAACAGTTGGAACAGAATCCACATTGGTTGTATATTCAAAGGTGGAGTCGGGATCATTTTTCCTTACCATGACACTATAGAGATTTCCATCGAATAAAGGAAATTCCGGGCTCTCCATTCTAAACGTTGAACGATCAATATAACCTATGCGCAAGAAAATTTTTCCGGTGTCTTTCTTGGGCACACGGACAAATCCAACTGCCCATTCTCCAGAACCACTGATAGATTGAGCAGTTTCCCCTTCCGGCACCTTCCCAAACAATGCTTGATCCATTCCATAGGTGTATGGTTCTGAACTATCAACTATAAGTTTGAATAAAAATGTATGGGAACCAGTTGGGCATTGAAGATAATAAGTATCACAAATAGATGATGTATCCCACTGTCGCATGTACGCACGCTCGTAGGTAGTATAAGATGCCCTATCGTCTGTATAATTTACCCCACCATATTCACGAATGCTGAGTAAAGACGAGGGAATACCATAACACGCTAATATGAGACGAATAGATTCTTCCGTGCCTTTGGTTTTGTAAATTTGTGGAAGGCTGATTAATAAACGATTGCGAATAGTTCCTAATCTTTCTTCCGAAGACATACTATTCAACCCTACAATTTCATCCGAAGTCAAATAGTTACTTAAGATATTGGATTGTTCCAGTGAATCGTCGAGATTCCATCCAAAAGTTTGCAACATGTAATCGATAACCCGTCTTGTAAATACTCCACTTGCATTATGCCCAACTTGTTTCTGAGAAGGCATATTGGCAATGTAGATGTAAATATTATCGAAGAAGTGTCCTATCATGGACAAGAAAATGATATAATCATCATTATCGGAGTTGGTAAGAACGTGCTCCGGGCAATTATTGATTAAACTATCGCGGTTCGTTTTATCATAGTAACTAGCCGATGAATTTACTTCGACAACATAACTGGCACTTACAAAACTACCAGACCTATATGTATAATCTCCACTTCTATAGAGATATGATTCATATCCATCGAATGAATTGATAATCTCGTTCATGCCGCCTTGAAAATTAGCATATTCTCGACTGTAATGTGGGTAGGTGCTTCCACTGGCGGCTAGAAAAACAGTATTTCTGGAATTCAATACATCGATGGATGAACTCAACGATGAAAGATTGATTATCTTATTTTTGAAAATATTCAGACGTAGCTCCGCCGAGGAAAATACAACGAAATTTTCGAATTTGGAATAATCAACCGACAATTCCACGACATTTTTACTTACTGTCAATTCCCTGGTGGTGTCATCATCTTCTTTTAAATCATCGGCGGTGTAAGATAAATTAGTGTTTGTCAAACTTGCATTTGGAATTGGAATGGTAAAATTTGGAGGCCCAATTTTATGAATTGCATCACTAACAGAATTCTTTACAACTGTATTTAAAACGTACGGAGAAAGAGACGTGTTGGATACCCAACATTGGGATTGAATAGACAAATCACTTGGCAATTCCGATTGTAATTTGATTAATAAAGTTAAAGAATCGGCGGGCTCAGCTCGCTCATCCATAACTCCCGTGTTTATAATTGGAAGCAAACGATTATCTCCCAAATTCAAGGAATTCTTCAGATGAGAATAATATTTCTCATTATATGTTGCCGAAAGAGATTTCGCAATTGGTACATAATAGTACTTAGTAAAGAAATCATATACAAACGCCTTGGCATCAACATATTGCTTTATTGGATGCAATCCCGTAGGAGCAAATTTTCTTTCGATGGACGCTGAGACATAACCTTTAAACTGATTGTCAATTTCATCAAAACTGACTATGTTATTCAAGTTGGATAGCAAATAATTATTGAAATATGTATGGATTCCTTGTATTCTGATAATACTATTATTCGGAGCTGGAGAGAAGATTATAAAATCTTCATACAAGTTTCGGAAAAATTGAACTGTGGCTGCTTCGGTAGTTAGAAAGAATACCGTTTGAATTGTTGCGATTTCACTTTGATATTGTGAACTTATTTCGCTGTATATTTGACTATATGGTAAATTTTTAAGCGATCCTATATATAAAGAAGATACATCAGAAAGAAGAATTTTCTTATTGCAAAATGCATTATAGGCTGGTGTTGATACGCTTAATGGGACTAATTTAAGTTCCTTGCGTGACGGAGAAATATCCTTAATCACGAGTGAATCAATAGGAGACCCTGCCATTTCGCGGGTAAAATTGTATGTTAAAAAATAACTTCCCGACAAAAGTTGAAATGATGCCGAGAGCTGTTCGGATGGGTTTACCAAAATCTTTTCGTTTTTATAAAGAATGAACTCTGGTTCTAATTCTCTGTAAGAAAATGTGACCGAAGAATTTAGAGTATTAGTATAGGAAAGTGTAACTGAGTTGTAATTTTTGGACTGATTAAGAGTTTGCCATCCAATCAAGTTTTGACTGCTTCGATCCCACACTCCAAGTTCAATTACATCATTAGCCGAAGACCCATACCACAAATCACTAACATATCCTTTGACAAATAACGAGTACTCCACGCGGTTCAAATATGACCCCGTGTTTAAACTGGCACTATTATCGCTTACTAATTGATACGCATTAAATTGCATATGTTATGTCTTTAGTATTGGTTTTCTTATAGGAGTATAGGGAAAAGTATCCGAAAAATCAGACTCAACTCTTCCTTGCCCAAGTGCTTTTCTAAGTTCCATAATAACTTGTTTAGTAGCCATTTGGTCAGCTACTGAACTACTGGTTTCGCTTTGTGCCACAAGAGAATCTAACTGTGTTTTCAATAATACATTTTCTTGTTGAATAGAATCCATTTGTTGTAATATATCTACGTTTGCCGTTGGTTCCGCCGAACTCGTCGTCGGTACAAATTCTTCAAAATCTGGATTATAAAAAGCATCCATCTTATTGTTATTATAAAA